GTTTCTGTGACTCCATGGATGACTTTTATGGTGATTGGGGATCCCCCCGCTGGAAGGCGAGGAGGGTCCTGATGGAGGACATCTGCAATTCCCGCCATGTTGACTCGAAAGGTCGAGTCATTGAGTGGGTGGGTAGCAATTCGTCCGGAAACACCCTGACGTCATACATCAACTCATGGTGCAATTTGATCATGCTTCGGTATGCCACCCTTTTGATCCTGGAAATAAAGGACCCAAGGGAGGCTTACAAGTTTTTGGCGAGTCTTGATGATCATGTCAAGTTTGCTGTTTACGGTGATGACAATTTGATCGCCGTGAAGCCCTCGAGCCCCCACTTTAATAAGTTGACTCAGGCCGCCTACACCTCGGCTTTTGCCGAGATGGGGCTTGAATATACTGATGAGAACAAGGGCTCAGGCGAAATTGACCAGAATCGCCACATTGGTGATGTTTCCTTCTTGAAAAGGAGCTTTGAGGCTACTCATCCCATTAAGGGGCGCAAATACATGATGGCCTTGGCTGTCCCAACATGTTTGGAGATGATCCAGTGGAAAAAGAAGAAAGACTTCTACGATGAGGACGTCAAGCGTAATGCGGTAAATGCTTTGCAAGAGCTGTCCCAGCATCCAAGGGCCATCTTCGACAAATGGCGAACACCAATTCTCAGTGCGTGCCGTGAGAATTTGAGGGGGTTTGTGCCCATCCCAAACACGTACGAGACTTGCCAGGTGGCAGTGATGTCACGTGGGAATGTGTACTGGTGATTCTGCCCGTCTTTAGCAGGACGTTAAACTAGCAATTGGGAGGAAATTAACTCTAGCACGATTAGATTTTGGGGACATGTCGTGCTTGGGGACTTCCCCAGGTGGCCTATTTAGGCTTACTAATCAGGGAGCCTGGCGAGCAGCCCTCGCAAATCCCTGTCCCAAAATTCGAGGCTAATAGGCAATAACCTCGTCTTAAAATATGTCTGCTGATAACCCAAATGATTCCACCAATAAATCCGAGATCAACGCTAGCTCGTTGTCCGGTGGGCCAGTGAATAGTGCTACTGCCGGTACCACTACATTTGTTGTGTCCGAGGAGGCAGTTGCGGTGCAACCTGATATTTCCC